CTGCTTTGGCCCCTGCGTGACAGTTTTTCGGCCGGAGGGTTCCCACCCGGGGGGAGGTGGCTTGCCTTGGATGCCTCGCCTTGCGCGTTTCCTGCCCCGCTGGCGCGTTTTGATTCCGGGATGGTCTCTTGACCCTCCTTGGCTATCTCAACGGCTTGGCGGCGGTAGATCTCGCGTCCATGGGCGATGATCGCGCCAATCTTCGCGGTGGATGCGGTGATTGCCTTGGCCACCTCAATGTGGGTGGACCCGGCGTCGTGCATCAGGTAGGCCCTGAGGCATTGGTAAGCCTCGATGGGCTTGGCTTGGGCGCTGGGCACCGTGATCTTCGGGATGACCCGGCCTTCCTTGTCGAACTGGGTGTTGGGTGGGTAGGCCATCAACCCGCGGCGGATGCCATAGGCGACGAGGTCCTCGGCCTGGGCCATCATGCGGATTGTGTCTGCGGTCATGGGCTTGATCTCGCCCGGCTGGACCTTCTTGCAGAGGTAATGCGGTCGGCTCATGGTCAAAACGGAAGCGAGTCGTCGGGATCGAGGCTCGGGTCGGGCTTGGCTGGGGCTTGGGCTCTTTGAGGCGCGGCCGTGTCTCCCCCTCGGTTGATCTTCTTGTAGTTGCCCACTTTGGCCCCCTTGGTGCCCTTCTCCCGGGCTTCCTTGGAGACGCCTTGGGACACGAACCCGTCGTTGCCGTACTGGTCGGTGCCGTCCTTGTTTGGGATCAGAACGAGGTCTGCGTAGATGCCCTTTTGGCCTTTGAAAAAGTGGCTTTTGTCGAGCTTGGTGACGTCAATCTTGGCGATGATCATGGTGTTTTGACTACGATTTGGCGGGTTGTTTCTCTCATTCTTCGGAGCATCGGCTCACCGATGTCGGGTCCGATGCGGAGTTGTTTGACGAGGGCTGCCCCGTCGAGGTTGGTTGTGACTACAATGGGGCGGCCGTGCCGGTAGCGTCCATCCAGAACGTCGAACCAGATGCCCACGGTGGCCGGCGTCCAGGGCGCTTTGCCTAGGTCGTCGAGGAAAAGCACGTCGGCCTCGATGAGCCGGTCCACGAACTCGGTGAGGGTGAACTTGCCACCTGCGTCTCGGGCTTGGCGGTCGAACTCACCGGATGCCATGGCCCGGATTCGTTTGCCGTCCACGAACGACCGGCGAAGGAGTCGCCACACTGCCCGGGTCTTGCCGTGCCCGGACTTGCCCCGGACGATGAGCCCTTGGCTTGGTAGGTCGTGCTGGATGACCTGTTGGAGGATCGGAAACTCGCCTAGGAGCCTCCCAACGTCGGTTCGGCCCCCTTCCTCGGTTGTGCGGAACTCCATCGGGCAAAGGGCCTCCCAAGCTTCACGGCGAGCCCTTTGGCGTTCGGATTGGTTTTGCTCCCACGCCTTTTCACGCTCGATGGCTTGGCGGTTGATGATGCACGGGTCGCAGTACCGGGCTTGGAACAGCACCTTGCCCGGGTTGAATGGTGACCGCATCACGGCGGCTCCGAAGTCCTTGAGGCAATTCTGGCAGGTCGAAGGCACCCGCTCGATGTCGTCGGTGGTCTCCATGGTCAGAATGCGGCGTCGTCTGCGGTTGCGGTTTGGTAGCGGTTGTCCCCGAGGCTGAGGCTTTGGGACCGTTCACGCCATCGGGAGGCCCAGCCGGTCAACGCATGGGGCCATGACTTCATTGGAACCTTGCCGACCCTCCACCCGTTTGAGGCGTAATAGGCCACAAACTTGTCCACCTCGGTGCCTGGGAGTCCAATCTTCGCAGCTTCAAGGTTCAACTCCTCGCGGGTTGGAGGAACAAAGCGGACGCGTGGCGCGGATGCGCCATCTCCTTCCTTTCCTTTCCCTTCCTTATTCCCTTCCCTTCCCTTCCCTTCCCCTTGACCCGCGTGGTCGTCGCGTGCCTCACGCGTGCCTGACGCGTCGATTTCCTCGGTAATTGCCGTGTTTTCCTCAAACCCTGGTAAAACTGAGTCGGATTCTCGGTTGTTGATGACTTGGTGCTTTGAAAAGCTTGGAATGAATCCAAACCACGCGTCGTTCACGCGGTACTTCACAATGAAACCACGCGTGGTCAACGCGTGAAGCACGCGTGAAAAGTCGATGGCGTCGTAAGGAAGAATCTGCACCCCGATGCGTCGTGGCTCCCATTTGAATCGGCCTTCTCGGTCTGCAACGCACCACAGTCCAGCGAATGCGATTCGGATGGGTAACTTTGTTTCCTGCTCCGCCTCAAAGAGTCCTTCGTGCGTGAAGAACTCCGGTTTGATAGTTCGGATTCTCATGGTGTCCTTGAATCCCCAAACCAACCGCCCCCGATTGGAACGGGCACAGGGCCGGATCTTTGCGATACGGTAAGCCCTCGCGGGCGGCTGGTCTGGAGGTTCTGAGGTTTCATCTGTTTTCGGGGTTCCAATCCCGTGTCACCTCGCGGTGACTGCTGACAGTTACTCCGGCTTTGCCGAAACTACCAGCGAAAACTTGTCGATAAACTCGGCCTTGGGTCGAACGTAGTTGCGCCCGTTGCGAGTGTAGACCACAGCCTGGCGCTTGGTTTCACCGATGCGGAGTTCGGCCTCGGCGATCATTTCGACGGTGACGGCGGCGTTGTGTCTGGAGCGGTAGGTCATGGTGTTTTGTGGCGGTAATGGGGCACCGGGTAGGAACCACGGATCGGGCACGGGATGCGGAAGGTTTTGGCTTCCATGATCCCAAGCTCTACGCCTTGGGTGAGCGTGCGGTTGGTCTGGGATTGTTTAAGGTCCCATTCTCGCATCCATTCCTTCGAGGTCTTCCACTCGCTTGTCGGGAACTCGATCTTGCGTTGGATTTCGTCGCGGATCCGTCTCAGAAGTTCGGCAGATTCCATTGGGTCTCTCCCTGCGGCCATTGGTGAAGGTAGAGTTGCGCGGTCGTGTCGGTGTATTCCCCGAAGACTATCCCGTGCGACCACGCGAGCGTCCCGCGGCGCCGGAGGGCGTAATCCATGGCAGCGGTGTCGGCCAACGTCCCCGGCGAAAGGCAAGTCGGGTTTCCGTCGCGTCGGCCCGTGGCGACCCCGGCGCGGTGGGCATGGGCAACGACGGTGTTGCCCCAGCACTCGGCCGTGTCCCGGAGGAAGTTTTCCCCGAACAGCAATCCGTGACCCCATTTGTAGCCCCCAAGGTTGTACCAAGAGCGCGGCAGCACGTCGTGATGACGGATGAACACCCGGGCGTGTTTCTCGATGGGCTCGACCATTTTTTCCCAGATAGCCTGGGCGAACCCGCGGACCACGGTGTTGTGGTGGTTGGTGTACCGCAAAGCCCGGAGGTCATGGTTTCCCACGATGAACACGGTCGGCCTGAGTGCGTTGAGAAACTCCCGGCCCTTGTCAATGTCGTCGAGGTAGTCATCAGCGTGGTCAGAGTCGTCCGGGTTGGCTAAGGCACCCGCCCGGAGTGATGCAAGGTCGTAGGCATCCCCGAGGTGGATGACCTCGTCTGGCCGGAACTGCTCCCGAAACAAAAGCGCGGCGGCCAGCGCGTTGGGGTTGGCTCGGTTGCCGTGGCTGCACCCGACGGCCATGACCCGGCGGCGGGCGGTGATGACGTTCACGATGCGCCCCCGTGGACCAGAAACCGCGCTCCGGTACAAGCCCGCGGTGACTAGCGGGCGAGCATGGGCTCATTGGACGTCCTTCCGGCGCTGGCCCGACCCGATGAGCGAGACCGCGGCTTGGGTGACGTTGTGGTCCGCGGCGATTATCTTTAAGCGCTCCCCGGCAGTCCAACGGCGGCGGATGTCCCGGACCGCATCGTCGGGCAACGGTGGGTTGAGCAAGACCCCGTGGGTGATCTTTTTGGCCGGCTTGGCCTGGGTGGGTTGCGTCCCGAGGAGTCGGGCGACCTGTTCGGCGGTCAGTGGCGCTTTCACTTAGTGCCTTTTCGTTTGCGTCGGCTGAATGCCGTCGGCCCGTCGTTGACTCGGATCTTCTGAACGTGGCGAGCGATTTCTCCGGCTTCAGCCTTGTTCAACGGTGGCGCGTCGATGCCGTTGGAAAGAATGCGGCGAACTTGTGAACTGCTCACAGCTTGGCCTCCTTGGCTTTGTGCCACACCTTAACTCGGTCTGGATAGTATGAGTTCTCAATCGCTCTATCCCCCGCCTCCTCCAACCGCTTGATCTGGGCTCGGAGTCTTTGAATCTTTGACGTGGCCTCGACCATCGTGTCGGACGCGACGGCCATTTGCTGGATGTCGTCCTTGGTTTCCTCGACGTGCCGGGCGACAAGGTTGGCCATCAGCGTCAGGCGGTCGGCGGCTTCGGCCACGACGGCGTTTGCGACCCCGTCCTCGGATTGGATATCGACGGACAACACCCGGAGCGCGGAGACGAGTTGCTCGGTGGTGGCTTTCACTTGGGCACCTCCACGATGAAGTCGAAGTTGGTGCGCCATGTTTCGCCCAATCGGTTGTAGGTCTCGCGGCCGATCTTCCACGTCGCTGGCTTTGCCTTGTAGGTGGTTTTCCGGCAGTGGATGCGGAGACCCTCGATGGACTGGATCGCGATGTTTCGGAGCCGGTGATCCGGCGGGAGTTCGTGGAGTTTCATTGTTTGGAATCCTTTGCGAGTTGCTTCTCGATCTTGCGCCAGTAGCCCAACGTGGCGGTTTTGCGGTCCCCGGTAGGCCCCCCATTCCAACGTCGGGCGAGTTGCTCGGTCGTCGCCCCACGTCCGTAGTGCCGGAGGTAGGCTTCACAGACGGCCCTTGCCTGGGCGCGGTTGGTCATGTCTTGGTGCCGGTAATGGCTCCCGGTGAATCGGTTCACGTCCACCACGACGGCCCGGTGGATCTGGAGCGGCCCCAAGGCTCGGCCTTGGTCACCGATGGCACTGTCCCGCCCGCCGGATTCCACGGCGATCAATGCGGTGATAAGGTTGGTCAGGTTCATGGCTCAGAGCGCGTTGGTCCAGTTGGTGGCGATGAACTCGAACACGGCCTCCACGGCCTCCTCGTCGTGCCCGATGACCCCGCGGGGTGCTGGGGTTGCAGTGCGCTCGAAGCGGATCTCAAAAGGCGCGTCGGCAAACTCGCTGCGGATCATGGCTTCGAGGTTGTCGTTGGCGCGGGCGACCCCTTCCTCGTAATCGCTGCCCCAAAAGCAGCTCCAATAGGCTGGATCGGTCGGAAGTTGAACGGTGATCATAGATGTCATTCGGTAGGTGTTGAAGTTGTGCGCGTTGGCCGGTCGCGCCCCCGGGCGGGTCATCAGATGAGTTCGATCAATCGGCAGTTGGCCTCGAACTTGGTTTTGATGTCCCCCTTGAGATTGTGAATCACCGTCCAAGCGTATTGGGGCAGGTGCTTTTCGCTGTCGTGCATCACGTCGTTGGCCATGGTGTCGAACCCGAGTTTTCCGAGGAAGATGGACAGCATTTGGCGGGTCTTCGGGGTGTTGATTTGGTAAGCTTTCATTCGTTCGGTCTTTCGATTTTCTCAGGCTTCGTTGCCTTCGATGCCCTTAATTTAACGAGGAATGGGATGATTGAAAGAACTTTTTCAAAAAGATTTTGCCCGCGTGTTTCGGATGCGCGGCCCCCGTGTTTGTCAGTCGATGAAGCGCCCCATGTCGAGGCGCAGCAACGGATCGGGCGATGATGCCGGCCCGAGGATTACGATGCAGCCCGCTCGGGCTCCGTAGGCTTTGGAAACCTCCAGTTGGACGACCTGGGAGTCGTCGCGCCAGACTTGCAACTGGGTCAGCGCGTCCATCACGGCCTTGGCAAGGTTGTCGGTGTCAGGCTTGGATTCGTGCCACACTGGAGCCCCGGGTTTTGGGTCTCCGTGTCGGTTGAAGTGCGCCTTGGGCCTCGGCATAAAAAACCCAAGAACAAGGCGTAGCGGCCCGGAGAACTGCACTTGGTTCCAGCTTGCCTTGGCGGTGGCCCCAACGGCGAGCTTCCAGCCGTCTGCCGTGCCTGGATCGTAGACACCCGCGTGGTTGCCCCGCTTGAAGGCCTTGACTCTCGGTTGGGCCTTGGGATGGCCAACGACAAGAAACTGGAGGATGTCACTCACCGTGCCTCCCGGGTTCGGTTTCGATGATGCTGAGGATGCGGCCGGTCACCCGAGGGTTGGCGTACCACCAGCCCGTTTGGCTCTTCTCGCTCACGGCGTCACAGTCCCCGTCGAATGCGATGAATGTTCCGACCTTGAGTTTGTCCACCAGCGCGTGGTCCTCCTGGGCGAAGGATCGGAACTGGACCCGCTGGGCGTAGAGCGCCCCCTTGGCCAGTGTCCGTGTCTCGAACTCTACCGTCAGGAGCATCACCGGGTTGCCGGAGTCGGCAGTGTGAATCTCTGCGGCGTGGAGTATTTTGGCGAACCCGCCACCTCTGAGGCTTCTCATTCGATGATGGGTTGGAGGTTGGCCGGACTGTAAGTCGGGCTCTTGATGATCTTCCCGTCGTTGCGTCGGACGATGTAGCGCCCGTTCCCGACGTTGCTGGCTCGGCAGTCTGCCGGGATGCTGTCGATCTCGTCGGCGCTCCACAGCTTTGACATATTGCTCCGGTGGATCTCGTAGACCGTGGCCTCAATTTGCTGGGCAGTGAACCCTGCGGCGATTGCGGCCCCGTAAACCACGTAGAGCAAGTCACCGACGGCGTCGAGGTACTCGATCAAGTTGGTCGCGTCCCGCAGTTCCTGGGCTTCCTCGTCGATGAGCCGATAGCGCAAGTTCTGCGTTACTGGATGCGGCAGCCCGAGCGTGGCCGGCGTCAGTTGCCCAAACCGACGCATGAACTCCCGGACGAACTCCATCGGGTGAGCGTCTTCTGGTTCCATGATTGGGGTCACTTTGCCACCTCCTTGTCCTGGACAAGCGACGGGGCGGTGACCTTGGCCTCGGTGCAGCCCTCAAGCATGATTTCTACGAACCCGTCGAGGTCTCGGCCCTTTCGCCCGGTGGCAGTCTTGACCGCGTCCTTGAACTTGGTCTTGGCCACGGTGATGGCCTGAACGAACTGGGCCTGAGTGCCGCCCGAGTCCATGAACCGGGAGAAAGCAAGTTCCGGGTTGGTGATGCTTTCGCGGATCGCCCCGGGCTTGAGTTTCCACCCCGGAACCGTCTGCCCGGCTTCGATCATGCGGCGGGCCTTGCCACGGACGGCTTCGATCACTGCCTCGGCCAGCGGAGCGACCGCGAGGAACTCGGCGATCTGCTCGGGAGTCATGACGATCTCGAGACCGTCCCGCGGAACGAGCGCGGGCAGTTTCTGAACAATGCCTTGGGCTTCCGGGCAGACCTCCTTGGCCTTGCAATATTTGCATCCCTCGGTTGATGGGTTGCGCGGTTGGTTGGGCACTCTGACCCGCTCCATTAGTCCATGCGTTTCACTGGTGGCTTTTTCGATCTCTGCGACCGTGTAGGTGCAAGTTGTCGGCTCACCGGCCAGCGGTTGAATGATTGCAACGGTGATTTCCTCAAACGGCCCAAAGTGTTCGTTTGCCAGAACTGCCAGCGCCCGCAGTTGCAAGTTACCGGTCGCGTGGGTCACGTCACCGCGGCCTGTCTTGTAGTCGATCACAAGGGCCTTTTTGCCGTCGTGGACGACTACGTCAGGCTTGCCAGACCAGCTTTTGGCAAACCAGTTGTCGTATCCCCACAGTCGCCTTTCGCGGACAAAATGCAGTCCGTGTTGGAACGGGAACACAGCCTTGGCTAGGTCGGTTTCCTGAATCCGAGAACTCATTGCCAACCGTTTCTCGTCCTCGTTGAGTTCCACCGTTTCACCGGCTAGGTGAGCGTGGATGCGGTTTCCAATCTGAGCGTCGGTGCCAGACACGTCGGGCTCCTGAATCGACTGCTCCAAAAGGAATGAGCCTGGGCAAAGCGCATAGCGATGCGCGGATGATGCGGATGGCAGTCCGTGGCGTTCGTCACTCATTGATTCCTCCCGTGGTAAGTTTGACGTTTTCATGGATGGTCAAACCCTGAGTTTTGAGTCGAGCAACCATGGTTTGCACGGCCTTGCCCATTTTAGGTGAGACCGGATCTTTTTCTCGATCTTCCTCTGCCACGATAAACGGCAAGTCCTCCTGATTGTGATCCGGTAGGTTCACGGTCCGGGTGAACTTTCGCTTTACGGTCACGGGCATGGATACCTCGACGGTGTTGGTCTCGAGATTCCACGTCGCGGTGATCGCGAGTCGAAGTTTGGCCGGTGCGTCGGATTCGGTCTCCTGGGCCTCCTCCAACGCGACGTTGATTGACTCGTTGATTGCTTCGATAGCCTCCCCGATGAGGCGCGGAACCTCGGCTTGGATGAGCGCGGCAAGCTCCTCGATGCGGTTGATTTCTTCGCTCATACGCGGACCCCCACTTTCGTTTCGGTGTAGATTCGAGCGTGGGCCAACTGCCGGCAGCCACCCCGAATCATCTTCAATACGTCAGCCCGGCGAACGGTGATCTCGACAAGGTCCGGGTGGGCCTGGGCGAATGCGCGGAGGTCGGTCACATCAAATGTCCATTCCTCGCGCACCACAGTCCCGGCGACCTTTGGCGCTTGTATGACAACAGGGACCACGGCCGCCCGAGCGGCGGCGGCTTCACGTTCGGTAGCGGCAGCGACCTCCGCGGCGATGCGGCGGGCTTCAGCGGCAGCACGTTCGGCCTCCGTGTTGGCGAGCATTTCGGCCCGAGCAGCGGCTTCCTGCTGTCGGCGGATCTCGGCGAGCTTGGCCTCTTCGGCGGCCCTAGCCCTCCTTTCCTCCTCCTGGCGCTGGCGTTCTGCCTCGGCGGCGATCCGGCGTTGTTCGATTTCCCATTGGGTCATCAGCCCGGTCAGGCGGGTGATCTCCTGGTCAACCTCGGCGACGAATGCTTTCGCGGTCTGGTCGATTTTCTTTCCGAGGTCCAGCACCGGAGTCTTGATTGCGGTCCGTGAAACCTCGACGGATTTTGCAACGGAGCGGAGACCTTTTAGGGCTTCAGCGGCGGCACCAAACTGCGCGTGGCTTGCGACCTGTGCAACCCATCCGGCCGCGGCGATTGCGTTGTCTCGGACGATGGCGGCCGATGGCGCAATAGCGATTTCCACCGACCCGACGTTTCGAAGTTCCAGTGCGTTCACTTGGCCACCGCCTTCAGTTGGGTGATGAGACCCGTGGGGCTGCGGAGGATCCGGTTGGCGACCTGATCGGAGACCTCAGACCACTCGGCGATTGCAGCCGTGTGGAAGCCGATGGCAATGGCCCATTGACTGAACTGTTTGAGCGTGAACCCGGCACCAGTCACGACAGCGGCCAGGCGTTCCTGGGGCGACCCGGCCGGCTCTTCGGCCTTTGGATCGGCGACGACATGGGTGGGCGCGACGGCCGGCTCTTTGACTGGCTCCGGTGCCGGCGTTACCTCGGGCTTCGGTTCGTCCTTAAAGATTGGCTTGCCCTCCTCCTTCGGTGACGTGCCCGGAAAGGCGGTTTCCAACGTGATCTCACCGTCCTTGATAGCAGTCCCAAGGCCGATCAAGACCTCCAACCGAGCAAGGTCAATGTCCTCGATCTTGTCCGCACCGACGGCCGCAAGAATGGCGGCGTCCTTGGCTCCCATCTGCTTCAGCCGGGCGATGATCTGAGACCGTTTGGAGGTCAGTGATTTGACGTCCCCAACGGCGACCCGCTTGGCGGCCTCATAGACCGGCGTAATCAGCGCCCGAGGAACCACGCGGAAGACCGCATTGCGGAGCGCAATGGAGCAAGCCGCGTTTCCGGTGACCGCGATCATGTCGTCGGAATACCGAGCCCCGGACTTGGAAGTCACCCGGCGGCGGACCTCGATGGAGACCGCCACGTTGTTTTCGAGATCGTGGACCACGGCCTGAGCGGTCAGAAACTTGCCGTCGTCGGAGATGATCCGGGACCCGGCTTTGACGTGTTGGTAGCTGGCCAGGGCAATCTCGGCCATGCGGACGCTTGGTCCTTGGATCGGCTTGTCGTCCCCACCTCGGCGAGCCGGAAGGGTGTAGAAGCACGACGATGCGGTCTCCTCGTCGAGCGTGGCGAATGACAGCATCCGTTCCTTCACCTTGGACAAGGTGCGCGGGTACTTCCGAGCGGTTGAGATTTGAACGTCCACCTGGGCGCGTTCGATTGAACCAATGGCGTCAGGTGCCACGATTTCTAGGTCATTGTTCTCGGTCATTTTTCTTTCTCGGCCGGCCACCTTTTTTGCCATTGCGGCGGGCGGCTGCGGCCTTTTTCTTCGACGTGCTGCGCCCCATCTCCCGGGCGATATCGCCAGGGCTTGCGGCAAAGGTTGAATTGCAGGTGGGGCACTTCACGCGGCCCCACTTAAACCCAACGCTGGGTTTCTGTCCAGACCTATTTCATGGCAATGAGCCACGCGGCGGATAGTATTCGTCAACCTCGATGTAGTATTCGTGGTAAATCAGGATCGACTCGTGGGCTCCACCAACGTCGGCCTTGGCGTAGAGTCGCTTGTTCCGCCCCACAGCGACGGTCGTGGTAGTCGCGGCCACGTTTGTGAACGCCCCAACGGGTTGCCCAAGGTTTACGATGGAATACTTGATTTGAGCCCCTGCGGTCGTCGTAGCGAGCGTGACTGAAATCGGGAACTGACCTGCCCGGAAACCGATGCCTGGAGGACTGAAGCTCGGCGCGGATGTCTCGGTGTTGTTCTGTTTGATGTTAATCGCAACCGCGGTTGTCCCGCCTCCTGCGGTGAGTTGTTTGATGCGGATTCGTCCCGACCTGTCGAGTCCGGCCATGAAGACCAACCAAGCGCCTTTTGTCGGTAGTGTGAACTCACAGGTTACTTTTTGGACGCTTGAGTCGTTGTAATTTGCCGACCACAAAGTCAGTTCTGAAGACCCGTTTTTTGCGTACAATCGAGCCCCGTTGAGGTCAGCCGATAAATCGCTGATGGTGGCGTCAACGCGGAAGCGGTCAGTCACTTCAAAGTGCCCTGTGAAGTCCGTGATTTCGGTCCAAGTGTTTTCCGTGACGCTGGTCAATTTCTGGACTGAGCTGAAAATCGTCGTCGGAGCGTAGGGATCTGCGAACGTGTAGGAAATGTTCGGGCAAAGTGTCGTGTTTGACAGGTCGGCCACCGACTCAGCGTTGGCGGACTGAAGTCGGAAAGTAGCGGTCGAAAGCGCCTCCAGATAGCCCACAAACGAGCCATGAGTCATCGGGGCAATGTCCGTGCGATAGCCGATCCAAACCTTGTCACCGACGTCAGCCGTCCTTGTCGCGGTGCCGTACCGAGCGCGGCGGACCTTGAGCCGATAGAACGAATCACCCGAAACGATTCGCATTGCTCGGAGCGTGGAAACTTCAAAGACTTTTCGGTCCGAGTTTTTGAAGATAACAACGTAGACCGCGTTATCGTTGATCGCGTCCTCGGTCTGGGTGGCCAACATTTTGGACAGGTCCGCACCTACCGTGCCGGCGTCGAGTGTCACCCGGAGATTCTCGGTGTTATCCTCGTTGCCGGTGGTCACGGTGCCACCCGTGTCGGTCGTCGTTGAAACGAAGCTTCCCGTGTTCGGGTAGGTGAACGTCGTCGAGTTGACCACGGTGATGGTCACGGTGCCGTCGAAGGTTGCATCGGCAAACCCGTAGATGGTCACCACGTCCCCGGTCGTCAGATTGTGGGCTGCCGAGGTCGTTACCGTTGCCACATTGGTCGAGCGGCTTCTGGTTGACGTGGCCCGGCTGTAGTACGACCAAGAGGCTTGCACCGTGCCGTGGATTGCAAACTGGTCGATGGATCCGAGTTCGTAGAATCCCGAGGCGTCTTCCTTTCGCAGATGAATATTGGCCCCAATCGTGACCGGCGACGTCCGGGCGATCAACGGGACCACGGCGGCGTCGGTGTCCCCCTGAAACATTGTAGGCGGAGGCTGGAAGAACTGTTGGAGCGATAGCGTTTCGTTGTCTGGGTAGGCGCTCCCCTCGTCCGCGGCTCCTGTAGGAGCGAACGGAACCGGGGCGGATGCGCGGTCAGACTCGAAGCGGATCGTGGCGCGGCCGGCGGGCGGTTGGGCGATGTCTTTGCCGATGCACCGGCAGACGATGGAAATGGAAAGCGCGTCGTGGGTTAGCAGGAACAAGTCACCTGGGCGAATGCTCGCGGCCTTCTCGGCGCGGACGACCAGCGACCCGGAAAGTTTGGGCTCCCCGACGATTTTCTGGTGTTCTGCTGCGTGTTCGGATGCCTGGGTTCGGCGGGTGATCCACGGGCGGTCAATCTTCGCGGTGCGCGGCTCCCCGGTCACGGCGAGGTTGTACCCACTCACCACGGCGACCGCCCCGTCCCGGTAGGAGCGCTCCCGGTCGTTGAACTTGACTTGGGTCTGGTTGTAGGTCGTTGCCCATCCGTCGGCCGTGTAGCTCACCTCGTCGATGAGGTCGTTGTAGTCGATGGTTGTGGCAGCGGTGAACGTGGGCGGCGCTGAGTTGTGTGGGAACCGCCCGGCCTCGATCTCACCGGCCGCGGAGAACCGGACCCACCCGTCGCAGTAAGCGAGGATGTCGGCGGTGATCTGGCGGAGACTCTTTGCCTGAGTCAGCACAGGCGAGATGCCGGCCTCGTCGATGCTGGTTTGGATCGCGTTTGCGGCGGACTGCCACGTTGTCGTGTCCGGGCCTCCCGGGGTGTCGGGCGTCAGAGCGGCCCCGAAAACCGGGTCGGTGTAAAGGTCAGCCATGGCGGCCACCGGATTGGACTGTCCGTCGATCAACGCGGCCGGATCCCCGGTCAGCATCGTCTGGTTGGGCTTCCTGCGGACGACGACCTCGACGTTTGGCGCTGAAGTGCGCTCCCGGCCAAAAAGGAAGTCCTTCAGAACGAGAACGGCTTGCCGACGGTAAGGTGGGTGCCCGTTTGCTGCGAGGCGGGCCTCCCCGACGGTGTCGAGAACTTGGTCGTCGGTGCCCCAGTAGAAATACGCGGCCCCGTAGCCGGTCACGGTTAGCGGGTAGGGGTTTGTGGCGCTCGGTCCAACCGTGCGGACCAACGAATAGCGGACCCAATGGGTTGATGCCGGCGGCTTGTTGGCGTTGCTCGTTGTGTGCGCCTGGGTGGCCTTCCAAACGACGCCCAGATATTGCCGAAGGTCACCGACAGCGATGGTCTGCCCGGCGTTCCAGAACGTCGCGGTGGGCCAGACGATCCGGCCGTCCACCAGAATGGCGACAAGTTCGTCCACCGGCCCCGCGCAAACTATGCCGGCGAGGGTTCCGTAGTAGTCGTAAAGTTTGCTTCCTGCTCCTCCACCTTTTCCCATGGTCGTGTCCTATTTCTTGCCGGGTCGCTCCTGGGGAGCTTCCTTGGTGAACTGGTTGTAAATCGGTGAGATCCACCGGAGGGCGAGTTTGCGCTCCCCGCAGAACCACGGGATCGAGGCCGCCTCTTGGTTGGTCGAGAAGTCTTCGGGCTCGGTGTTGCCGTCGTTAATCTCGGGGTCGGGCTGGTTTCGGGTTTCGCCTTTCACGGTAGGGGTCTCCAGATGGTCGTGAGTCTCGACCGATAGGTTGCGTCCTCGATGGTGGACACAGTCGTGCCGATGCCGTCGAGCGCATGGATGAACCGGCCGTTGCGAAGCGCGGTCCCGAGGTGGTGGACGATGCGGCCAATGCGGAACCCGAGAACGTCCCCGGGCAGCACCTCCGAGTCATGCGGAAGGTGGGTGAACCGCTCGGCCATGGCATCGAAGAACGGGTTGGCGAGTGACTCCTCCCCGAACCGCCCGTGGGAGATCGGGACTTCCGGGATCGTAATGTCGCCCCACCCGACGGCGGCGTAGAGAGCGCCCGCGAGGGTATGGCAGGAAACGCCAAGCCCCTTGGCGGATGAGTTGGCCGCAAACGGCGTTCCGATCCAAGTGGCGGCTTCGGCTTCGAGCGCGTCGATGCGCTCCTCAGTGAACCATGTAGGTGTCATTTCTTACCCCCTCCGACGTTTTGCGAGACCTTGACGAGCGACGGGTTGGTTGCGGGCGTGAACGGATGCCCCCCAAAGTTGAGGTAGTTAGCGAACTTGTCCACGCACGTTGTCCGTGCCCCATTGCAGCCCGGGAAAAGCTTCACGGCGGAGAACGGCGGCGGGAACGGGTTCGGATCCCGGGCCAACGTGATCGTCAGGGCACCGGAGACCGCGGCGGTGTTGTCGATGATGGCCCGGCGACTCAGCAAAGAACCCGATTGAAACTCCGCCCACCCGCCAGCAAACCAGCCCGCGGTGATCGTCGGGACGGTGCCAATGGTCCGGGCGAGTCCCGTGAGGTCAAACGTGAACGGGTAGCCGACAGTGCCCGGGTTGCTGAGGGTTGCGGTGAACTGCCACGCGGCGCTGGCCAGTCCGCAGCCCGGGGAGAACAGCGCGTGGTTGCAGCCGACCTGCATTCGGAACCTTGGATAGATGCGGTCGAATACCGTCCCCGCGGACACGGCCTTTGCGGTCAGTCTGGATCCACGGACCGCCAGTCCGATGATGTCCCCGGTGAAAAGCACGGTGTCGTTGGATCCGGTCGCCCCGGACACGTCCACGGATTTGATCGTGAGCCGGACAGGGGCCTCGGCTTGGACCGTGGCGAGTTTGACCAGCGGGTCCCCGGCGATGACCTCGGACCGAATCTCGATTTCGTCCCGGTCTAGGAAAAGCGACTGCTTGACCGTCCCGTGGTCCATCTTCCGGGCGGTGTAGGTGTTTCCACCGACAGTCAAGTCGGCCTCGTAACTGGTGAGCCGGGTGATCGTTGTTGTGACCCCGATGGTCTGAGTAAGCTCGTAAATGTAGCCCCGAGTGGTCAGGAGCCCGATGGTCGTCCCGAGGGTCTCGTCAGCGGCCGGTGAATATTCGGGCGGAAGCTCGACTACGGAAACCGCTCCCTGGGCAACGCTGCCCATGATGAACTCGAGACCGATGCGCGGCTTGTCGAACCGGGCAAGCACCAACGTAGCAACCACGGTGTCGGCTGCGGTGAATGCCCCCGGTGCGCTGTTAAGATTGACCGTGGTCCCGACGATGGTCGATGTCCGGGAGGTTGCTTGGATCCCAGTGCCCTGAATGAATGCGAGGTAGTCACCCGCTTGAATACCCACGGCGGACTGTACCGAAAGCGCAGACGACCCCGCGGAGAGGTCGGCGGTCATTACTGCGGAGGAATGCCACGTCGGGGTCCAGAACGCCTTGCCGGCCCCGTGGTCGCTAAAGAATCGAAGCAGTTTCCAGCACTCCGCAGACGACTGGGTGATCGTGCGAAACTGGGCTTCGCGGACGTTGGTCTGCGGATAGATCGTCTCGAACGGTGCCCGACCAAAACCCAGTTGCTCCCGGATGATGCGGACGGAAAACGACTCGGGCACGTCCCGCCAGTCCAACGCGGTCGGCCACAATCGCGGGTTGGTTGCGTAGCCGGCGAGGTTGGGACCGCCTTGGAACGTCTGACTTCCGGGAATCAGTGCGTAGGTGGTCGGCCCGGTCTCGGTGAACTCAACGTCGAACTGGGCGACCGTGGCGTTGATCCAAAGCATTTCCCGGTCTTCGAGGCGACCCCAGAACGCAGGGGCGACCATGTCGTCGGCCAACACCCAACCGGGTTCCACCGTCGTGTAGAGTTCCCACGTTGACCAGTCCGCCTTGTAGGCCACCCGGAGCCCGGTGGCTGCAATGTTCGCCCGGTTGGCCCATGTCTCGGCCAGAGGCCAGAACGGAACAATGACGGGCTGCGCTTGGTAGCCCCGTAACGCGTTCTTGAGCGTGAAGGCGTCTGTCCCTTGGATCGTCAGCCGGAACCGCACCTTGGCCCGCAGGGTTGCAGCGTGAGGCCTTCGAGCTTCGCGGCCGGTCAATCCCTCCTCGAACTGGCTCACCAAGTCGAAAGTCACTCCGACCGGCGATCCCCAATCCGGGGCGTCGTTGAGCAAGAGAACCGACTGACTTGCAAACGTGGTTGAGATCATGAGCGGGTAAACTCGTGGGCGTGTTGGCGCATGATGTCCACCAGCACCGTCCGGCCCTCGTTGGACTTTGCCCAGTCGGCCAATCGGCCCGGGTTGTCAAAGACCCCCATGTTGAGCGTGATCGGACCCGGGGCGGCCGGCGACGTGAAGGCACCGGGATCCGATGCGCCCGCGGCGGTCATGGATTGAAGTGTGGACAACCCGATCCGATCCACAGCATCAGCCGGGACCACGAACTCGCCCCGGTGAACGATACCGGCCACGTCGTTTGGATTGCCGTCGCCCGTGTAGCCGCCCGTCTTGAATGCGGCCAATGACTGCGCGAGAACAAGCCCTTGGGCTCCGGCGATCATGCCCGGGGCGGCTGCGGCTGCCGTGCCGTAAGACGCAATAGTGGATAGGGTTGCGGGCGTTGCCCAGACAGCCGCCTGGGCGGCAGCCATCGGAACCGTCGCGGCGACCGATGCGGCGGCAAGTGCCTTTCCGACCGTCGCCATTAGGATCTGAGTCGCCACCCACCGGACGCCCATCTGGACTATAGACTGGATGATCGTGGTCAGAATCGTGTTTCCGATGGCGGCGAGGGCTTGGCCCCAAGTCATCGTTCCCATGATGAGCCCCGTGATCCCGTTCGAGATGGATGAGATCGCGGTGTTGAACACGTTGGAGAACGTTGCGGCCGTCTGTTGCGCCCAGCTTCCCCATTGATTCTGCAAGTCAACCAAAGTGGATTGAAACTGTTGCCGGAACGATTCGGGATCTGGCCCCATTCCGGTCATCTGGTTTTGAACACCGCCCGCGGTGCCCTGGAGCCCGACGATGCGCTGCTCAATCTGCATCCGCTCAGCCTCGCTTGCGGTGGTTTTGAGCTTTTCGAGTTCGGTGATCTGCTTGGCGATTAGGTCAAGCTCTCCCTGCAACAGGCGTTTCTTCTCCTGGTACTTCTCCAAGTTGGTCATCAGCCAACTCGATTCAACCGCCCCGCGGGCTTGGTTGATCTGCTGCAACTGCTTGTTGTAGGTCATTTCCAACCGCATCAACTCAAGCTTGAGGTTGATCGGCACGTCTCCACCCGCAACACCGCCGGAGGGAGCGGCCTCGGCTTTCTTCTTTCGTTCTGTCTCCTCGCGTTGTTTTTGGAGTAAGTCGATCAACTCTTGTGCGGCGGAGATTTGTTTGCCGTCTTCCTTGGTCTTGTCGGTTGTGATCCCGAAAAGATCCCGGTAACCAAGAACCATTTTGTCCACAAGTTCGGCTTGTGTCCTTGCGTTCTGAGCAGCGATGGCGGATCCGATTCCGAGCGCCGTGTCGAAGTTTGGCGCGGTTTGCTCGACCCGAGGCAATGTGATCGCCTTAGACGGCAGGATTGATCCGGCCGGAAGCAAAAGCCGGGCAGCCTCCTTTGATGCGTTCAGAACGCCTTCGACCGCTGCAATCTGTTGATTTACCGCCAACCGAACGGCCGCGGAGATTGCTTGGGCTGCGTAGACTCCGACCGCGTTCCAATAGCTTTGGAAGAACTGGTTGAGTTGGATGAATGACTTAGCGATTCCGGCCACCAAAGTGACCGAGAAATTGCCAATCGCGTTGGCCACCTCTTGGTTCGTAAAGAATCCGACCGCCGACGAAACAAGATCCTTGAATGCTTTTTGCCCGATCTCGGTGCCAGCCATGATGACCAAACCGATGAACTCGGCCAGTCTCCCGTCCTGAAATGCTTTGATGGTCAGGTTGATGAATGCCCCGATGTTTTGCCCGAGTCCGGTGAGATCAATGGACTCGATTTTTGCCAATAACGAATCAACGGCCCCACCAAGTTCGTCGAAGATTCCGGCAAAGAGTTGGGTTGCTTTCAACCCGAGGCGGTCGATCCGGTCGGAAATGCTGTCGAGGATTCCAATGTTGCGCCCCAACACGTCGGGGAGGGCACCCAACGCGGTCCTTGCGGCGTCGAGCGCTCCACCATCGGCAAACAACGGAAGCAGCTCGGCCCCGGACTTTCCAAAGATCGCCATGGCTGCCGCGGAACGCTGGGCTGGGTTTTCGATCTTCGAGATCGCGGCCGCAACTTGGGAAAACTGTTCCTCGGGTGTTAGTTTGGTCAGTGCTGCCGTGGACAATCCGAGATCGACAATCGCATCGGATGCAGCGCCCCCGGCCGTAGCGGCCTCGTAGATCGTCTTTTGGAGTCGGTTGATGGTTGAACCTACGGAGTCGGCTCCGGCCCCGGCGTCGTTGAAAGCTTGGCGCAATGTGATGAGGGCACGGGCTGAAATGCCTGTTCGGGCTGCAAGGTCTGAAAGTTCGCCACCGAGCTTGGCCGTGTTGACGGCCGCTTGCCCAAGTGCCGCAAGACCGGCAGCCCCGGCGATTGCTGCACCAACACCGGCCAGCATCCCCTTGAGCTTCGAGGATGCGTCACTGATGGACCGGAGCCCTGCGGCAACTTCCGCGGACCCCTGCATCCCGATTTTGATCCGTAGATTTGTGTCTGCCATGTCAGCCGCCTTTCGCTTGTTTCGTCAGTTGCTTCTGGAGGCGTTCCAAAACGGTCCGCCCTTCCTTTGCAACCGTCGCAGCCGTTGCCGCGTAAGTTGTGTGCAGATTGAGCAGCCCCGCCCCCGCGTCAATGCGCGAGGCCGCAGCCGCCAAAAGCCGCAACTGGCCCGGACTGTGTTCGACGGCCTGGGCGAGCGTCAGACCACAGCGCACCGCGCACTCTGCGACCCAGTCGGCGAGGCTGACAGCAACTGCTTGCCCAGCTCTCCGCTTGATCCCGGAACCAGTTGCTCCTGTCGCTGCACTCTGCGACGGAGCCACGCGGAAAAAGAATCCGAATTGAGGCCCTCCCCGGCCTCCAGAAGCTCGACGTGCGAGTCGGGCTTGATCTTGTCCGCCCACCCCGCCGGCTTGTCGGCCAGCAGTTCCAATCGGGCGGCCTCGTCGTCGATGGTGGCGAGGTATTGCGGCAGGGCTCGAACGGGCAGTTGCCGCAGGGTCACGATCTCCTGCGTTCCGTCGAGGTGGTAGGCGACAATCTGTTTGCCGCCCATCAATGTGGCCATGCTGTCAGTCATGGGTTCTTTCAGGGTTTGTTTTCGGGTTGAGGCCCTGGGCCGGCATACCAGCCTTCGGGCAAAGTGACTTTCCGGGTCAGCGTCCACCGGCCGTCAATGAAGACGTAAACCGGCCCACGCACTCCCGGCCCAAGGCGGACAACGTCAGCCCTGGGGTCGATCATCACCGCCCTTGTCCCGCAACCGGCCACGAATCCAAGCATCCCAACCGCGGCGAACCTCTGGAGGTGTTTCAGCATTTCGGGCGGTCGGGTTTTCCTTGGTCAGGCCGTAGAGGAACTTCACTAGGGCGGTGATGATCTGTTCGACCCAATTCACGCCTTGGGTTCGGTAGGCTCGGGCAGTTTGGCCGCCTGGGTAGGCTTAGCGTCCTTGGCAGCGATGAGGCCGATGCCGGCGGTCACCGCGGCGATGGTCGCGCCAATGTCCACGTTGGTTGTAGGGTTGCCATCGAAGATCGCCTTTAGGGCGAATCCGACAGCGGCCATGATAGAGCCGATTCCGGCCAGGGTGGTTTTCATGTTCATGGGTCAGTCTTTCTTTCGCAGCAGTCTGTAGAGCATCACGCAAGCGATGATGCACGTCACGATGGAACCAACGGACGAGGCGACCTCGCCCAATGGCTTGAGCCACCCCATGATCGCAGACATCAGCCCGGACCCAATACCGATGGAACCGTCTCGGATTTCGTGGTGGTTCGTCGTCATCGCAGCTCAATTTTTGACGGGTTCCTCGGTCTTTCCAGCAGCCTTGTCAGCCTTCGCAGCCTCCTCGGCTTCCTTCGCTTTGACAGCGGCTTGCATGAACTTCTCGGCCAGAGGCAGAACCTCCTTGGCGAGCGGCAAACCGCCGTTTCTGGTAGCCCACTCGAAGATGTCCAAAGCCTTTTGGGCCTCGGCCTCGGTGAACTTCAGAACGAAGATTTTGACGGCGGCGGGTTTCGGGGTGAGTGCAGGGGCGTTTTCCATGTCAGTTTTCGGAGGAAGTCTCCGTGACGATTTCAACCTCCGAGGTTGACTCTGTCGAGACCGAAGCATCAACGACAGGCTCATCGACGACGATGACCTCGGGCTCTGGGATCGGATGCGCGGCGGCGTAGGCTGCAATGACCTCGGGAGTCCAAAGCGCGTTTGCAATTCGGACAGCATCAGCCGGTTTGCCTTCGAGCGAATCACCCGGGGCAAGGTCGTAGGTTCCCACCGGCTCAACGGAGACCTGCACTCCGTCCTTGAAGTACGCGATGGTCTCTTGAACTAGGAGGCTGCAATCGGGTCGCACGGTGACGGCACAGAGGGTCTTAGTTTCGATCATGGGTCAGGCTCCGATGGGGTTTTGGTTGGCTGCGATCTGTGCCTCGTAGGCGGCAATCACCTCGGGCGTCCAGACGGCGGTGGCAATGGCGACCACCTTGTCCGGCTCTCCGGTGAGATCGGAGCCGGGAGGCAATAGATAACGATGATACGACTCGGCTTTGACCGTCTCTCCATCCACGATCTGGTTGGAAAGTCTGACTTGGACCGTTCCGTTTGGCGTGACCTCGACAAGCGAGACGACAGAGCGTTCAGTGAGTTGCATATTATTAGACGCAGTAGGTGTAAGTTCCCAGCATTCTGTATCCATTTACCCAAACAGTGATGTTATGGTACAAAAACATGGCTACATCACTTGCTGAGTTTCGGAAAACCTGCCCCATGTTTCCGACAGAACCATTTTCTCGGAATGCTCCGCAGTTGAAAATGTTGTCTGAGGTAAACGGAAGGCTGAAAATGAAGCTTCCACTGGCAGTTCCCTTGTCAACAACCGTAAAATCAAACGAGCAAGTTACCTGTCGTCCGATTTTAGTGTATTTCGCAATCCCGATAGTGACTGTCGTTGCCGTGCCAGAACTTGCTGCAACCACTGGAGTCCAAGTCCCCTCCTCGTAATCGTCGAGCGTGTTGGCGTCGGTGGAAGCCGACTGGGCGGCCGGGAACGCGACGCCGCGTCCGTTTGCTGCGGCATTTCCACCGCTAAGAATAAAAGTTCCCGTCGAATTAAAACGAGCAGCTTCTCCACTAGCGTTGGCGATGATGAACGGGCCTTGTCCACCATTTGCCCAGCTGTAATTCAAGGTGCTTCCAGCGGCATCGGTTGCACCATTGCAGAACAAAGTAAGAGCCGCTCGGTTTGAGTATATAGCAAACCCGTTTGTAGCGGCTCCGGTGTCGCTTGTGTTGCCAATAGCAAAACGCAAACCACCCCAAGCAGTTGCGCCAATTCCGAATTGGCCAGTTGTAGTAAACCTTCCTCCTTCGGTTGCTCCGCCATTCGTTCTAAATATGATTCCGTCGGCACTTTGAATCCGGCACGATATGCCGGTATTAAAGTTGTCGCTTCCGAACTGTGCGTGATTGGTTGCGCCGACATTGATGTCCAACTGACCACCCCACGCACCTTGTAAGGTTAACGTCGAGCGATTGGCGTTTACATTGGGCGTGGCAATTCCAATTCCGACGTTATTATTGAAAACCGAAACGCCAGAAACGGTCAGAGTACTGTTCAACGTAACTGCACCAACCACCGTCAGCGGTCCGTTGATGTAGTCCCCTGGTTTTTGAATGTTCCAACTCATGTTTTAGGCCTCCTGAATTACAAGGTTTTTGGTTCCGGTCCCGCCATGGATGGCGTAGATCGCGTAGTTGTTGCCGGTGAACCGGCCTGAAATGTCCGTGGACATGATCGTGTCCCACGGGGCGAGGCGGATGCCCGGGCTGGCTCCGGCGTCGGTGGTCACCGCGGCGGTGCCATCGAACGAGAGGAAGATCGGGGTGTCCGACTGGTTTTGAATCATCAGCCACTGCCTTTCGGTGGCTGCATCGACGAGGGTGGCGGTCGTTGCCACGGCAATTTTGGTGATCATGGGATCAAAGGATTTTCCACTTGGTTCCGGTGTAACTGAGAGCCAGCACCGCGTCGTTGCGGTTGATGATGTAGGACGTTTGGCCCGCGGTCTCGATGTCCCTTGTCCCGCCGTTGACCGTGATTGCCTGAGTTGCCCCTTGGCCGCTGATGTCTGCGATCTCGATGCGTTGGGCGAGGCTTCCCGGGTTTGGCAGGTTGATGGTGACCGGGGCGAGGCGGGCAGCCACTTGGACGAGGTAGTTGGTCCCTGCCACCAGCGTAAACGTGTGATCCACGGCCGTCGGGCTGGCGGGCGTGGTGATGCCGGCGACCGGCGAGGTTTCGCCCTGGAGGACGAGCGCGGTGGCTGGCGTGTTGTCGAACGCGGCCGCGGTGCCCGGGGTCTTGCCGTCGGGCGTGGCGTTGACGAACGACTGGGACAAGTTCGGCATCACCGGGGTGGGCGTGGTGTTGTCGAATGCTGCCGCGTTGTTGGGCGTGGCGGCTCCCGGCGGGGTGTTGTCAAAGACGTTGTCCTCGGTGCCGATGTCGAGGCTCCCCACGGTGATCTGGGTGAAAGTGACGGGCGACGATCCCACCGTGGTCACGGTCGAGGTGAGTTGCCACCAAGTGTTCGCTGACGTGCCCCCGGTGACGTTGACGACAAGCTCCACTGGGAACTCGTTTGGCGCGTCGAATAAACTCATGCGGGCCAGCATGGCCTCGTTGAGTGTGTCACTCTGCGGAGTAGATGCCGGCCCTTGAAAGGTCAACGTGCCCGCCGGAGACGCGGCGATGTAGCCACTTTCGGTCAGCGTTTCGGTGCCGTTGGTGACGTTGTATCCGTTGAACTGGAACCAGTAATAAAGCCGGCCGGGCGTCAATAGAGTGACGACCTTAGTGCCCCCACCAAACGACGCCGTGATATTTACCGAGGTGGCTCCTGAGGCGGTGACGTAGATGCCGTTTTGCGCGGGCGTTGACTGGGCGGTGACCAACACGGCCCGACTTGCAATCGTGGCCGCGGTGCCCTGCAAGCTAACCCCGTCCAGCGTACCGGACAGGGCAGCCGCCAAGGTAAGATTGCTCTGCGCCCGGACGACTGCGGTGAACCTTGACGGAACACCGTAGATCGTCGGCGAGGTATTGTTCCATGCCGCGGCCAAGCCGGGCGTGATTGGATCGGCTGGCATTGCGGTGGGTGGGTTAGGCCAAGGTACCGGTGTTCAGCGTCGAGTGGAGAACGCGGGCCTCGAACTGGGCGGTTACCACGTTGTCCCCGAAAGTGATCTCACCCGAGACCTTGATCTGAACGTAGACGTCCACCGTGTTGACGATGGCGTCGGTCTGGTTGTATTGCTGCATCTTGAGCCAGCCCTTTTTGGTCGCGCCTTCGAGCGGGTTGTATTGGGTCGAGGCGCTGGTCAGGGCGAGAGTGCCGAAGATCAACTCAAACGCCAGCGGGCTGAGTTCCTGCGCGGTCAGGTTGATGGACAGTTGGCGCTTGGTCTCGATGACGTCGTACAAGCGCATCACGCCTGGGGTCGGGGCGAAGATGTCGCGCTCCTCGCGTTCGTGCTGAATCGTGGCCTCGGACAAGATGCCGAGGTCGATCCATCCGGTGTCAGCGGCTCCGGGCTTGGCGGTCCGGCTCGCGGTGCCGGCGGACGGGACGGTGAAGCTCGCGCCATCGCGGAAGAAAAAGCCGTGATTGCCGAGGATGACTGGGGCGGTGTTCATGGGTTGGTTGGGATCAGTTCAGGGTTGAGAGTTTGGTGAAAAGCAGATGGTAGCCGAGGAGGCCAGTGTCGTTGACTGCGATCTGGATGAAGTCCTCGGAGGTCTCGAAGCGGCGGTCCCCGGCGGTTGCGGGCACCCACGACAAGACGGCCTGAGTGGCGGCGGCCACGGCAGAATAGACGTTGCGGTTGGCCCCTCCGACCGATGCGTTGACGTGCGGGTTGACCAACACCCGGACAACGATCTCGGCGTCCAGAAGCAACTTCCCGGCACCGAGGTCCCGACGCATTGCCCGGAGGATCGGAGGAACGACCACCACGCACCCGACCGACCGAAGCTGGGTTTCGATGGCTGAGTCCTGAAGACCGTCGTCAGCAATGCAGGACACGGCCGGGCTCGCCGAGAAAAAGGCGTTGGCAGTGATTGCCGCGGCCACCGTCGATTGCATGGAAGCGAGGGAAAGCATGGGTCAGATTGCCATCGTCCGGGCGGCTTGGGTCTGTTTGCGGATGATGTAGTCCATCATGTCGGCGCGGGCTTCGTCGAGCGCGTCAGCGATGGCGGCCTGTTGGCGCGGCTTCTGGAGCGCCACAGCCATCTTGCCGGATGACTCGTTGCCGCCCCATCGGAACGTCAGGTTGGACGAATCACGGTCCCGCTTAAAACCGACCTCGGACAGGAACCGGCTGTAGCGGTCGATGATCTTCCGGCGCTGCTCACCGAAACGATCAGCGGCCAGTTGCTGCGAAAGGGACTTGTACCGGGCAGAAAACGCGGAGAACCCGCGGCCGCTTTCACGGGCGTTGAGTTCAGCGCGGACGAGGAGCGCTTGCAGATTCAGGCGCTTTCCACCGACAAGCTTGGACGCGGAAAGCTTTTTGCCGCCCATGCGAAGCTTGCGACCGGCGACGGTCTGGGAGACGCCCAGTTTGGCGTAGACCCGTTGGCGGATCTTGTCGCGGATCTTAAGGCCTCCACCCGAAGCCAACGCGGCTAGGCGGTTCTCGCGGACGGACCCTTTGTCCGGTGCGAGGGTCAGCAGTTTGCGGGAAAGGCGGAACCCGAAGTCGGCTCCCTTTTTGGCGACGGCCTCGGCCGCCCCTTTGCTCGACAGCGCGGCGTAGCGGGTCAAGGCGCTGTTGAACTCGTCGAGGTTGGTCTGGAAGGTCAGAGTCACGTCGTCACCTCACAGTCCATCAGCCACGCGAGCCCGTTGAACCGGACCGACTGGATGCGGTGGTATTTGGTGCCTTGGGTGATGATCTCCCCGACTCGGGGCGAGGGACTCACGGCACCGTCCACGAACTCAACTCGGGAGGTGGACTCGCGGTCAAAGTCCGGGCTGTCAGGAAACGGCTTTTCGTCGAACGGCACCCAGTTGACCACGGCCGACACGGAAGCACCCCGGAAAGTCACCGTGTCCCCTGCCGTTGCCAGCAAGGTGGTGAATCCGGTCGCAAGTGCCGTGTCGGCCGCGTTCATGGGTTTGGCTCGGTATTATTTCTTCCGCGGCTTGTCAGCCACAGACACAGGGACCGGCGCGGCCCCCTGCGGGAACTTGTGGCGCTTCTCGCGGCCTCGGTCCTCGGACCAAAGCTCGATGACGCCAGCACCGTTTGCGCCCGACAGCACGGCCGCCTTAAACTCAGCTTCGACCTTTGAGGCCTGAGCGGGTCCAAGGACGACCTTGCCGTCAGCGATGAGAATGCCGAGTCGCATGGCGATTAGGCCGACACGATGCGCTTGAGGGCAGCGGCCTCGCCAAGGGCGTAGCCGTAGAAGCACTCCAGCACGGCGACAACCTCGCCCTTGTCGTTGTCGTAGAACTCGCGGTAGCCGAGGGTGATGCCGGTGGACTCGTCGGCCACGGGGCGATAGATGCCGTCCTGACTGCGGCCCGAGGGCTGGAGGTAACGCATCGCGGTGACCAAGGCGGACGGGAACGCGGCGAAGCCAACGAGGTTCTGGGCGTTGGCCGGGACCAAGCTCGAACGGTAAGTCATGAACCCGGACAGGTTCGGGAGGCTGCCGGTCTGGTTGGCGGTCGCGCCGAGGGCACCCGCATCCTTGATGACGGAGTCCTTCAGCAGGGCGTTGTAATAGCTGGACGACAGCACCAGGCTCCGGGGCATCTCGGGCATCTCGGCGGTGTCGCACGCGTCCTTGATGTCAACGATGTCGGCGTAGTCGAAGTTTGCGGCGAGGCCGGTGTGAGCGGCGGCTCCGTAGTTGGCAAGGGTGACCGCGGACAGAACGTCCTGGAACACGGCCTTGGCCAACTGGAAACCCTTCTGCATTCCGAAGCGTTCGAGGGTGACGGCCGGGCTCTTGGCGATGGCCACGTCGGACAGATACCAAGACACGAACTTGTGCTTGTTCAACGTGATGGTGCGCTTGTTCAGGGTCGAGTCCTGGCGGGTGTAAGTGCCAGCGAAGTCCGCGGCGGCGGAGGCGGCCGGAACGTAGGGCACCTGGATGGTGTCAGACTTCGAGGCCGGAGCCGGGTCAAAGTCGGTGGTGAAGGCCGACATGGGAGCGAAAGCTCCGACGAAGGCATCGAGGCCCGCTTGGGAGATGAGCGTCCCATTCAGGCCGGAGTCGAGGGTATTGGGCATGGTGTGTTTGGGTTGGTTGTGAGGTTACCGTTTCAGCAACTGGGCCTTGTTCGCGGACCAGAAAGCCGTGCGCTGTTTCGGATCGGTGATCCGATCAAACTCAGCGCGGAGTTCGTCGGAAGCTTTGCCACCCGCACCGGCCGGTGCCCCAACGGGGTCGGCTCCGGGCTTCGGGGTCTGGATCGCGGCCAGCAACTCGGCGGCCTTGGCGTCGGCTTGGATCTGGGCGACCCAGGCATCCTTGACGCTGGCGGTGATGCGGCCGTCGGCGATGGCGGCCTCAACGGTCGAGGTGACCTTAGCGTTGGCGATCTGGTCGAGCGCGGCGACGGCGTCGTCCTTGGCCTTTTTGAAGGCGGCGAAGAAATGTTCGAACTCGGTGACGGCGGTATCCTCGGCAACGTCAGCGGAGGAGATGAGCCCGGCGGCGGCGAGGCTCTGGAGCAGTTTGTTCATGGGTTGTGGTTTGCTTTCGGAATTGTCCTGGGTCTCGGTCGAGGCGTTCTCCTCGTCCAGTTGGGAGTACAAGGCGCGGAACCAGTCACGGCCCGCGGCCCCTCCCCACAAATTGGCAGCAACGTCTGCCGGGCTGTCGGCTTCGGCGTCAAGGAACCGCTCGTTGCGAGCCCACCAGCGGTAAGCTTTGCGGATCTTCGCCTCGGTCGGTGCCTCTCCAGTCTTCAGGCTGCGGGCTTCCTTGACCGTGGCAGGTTCGAGCCCGTCGCCCCCTTTGCCGTCCTCGACCTGTCGAACCCCCTTGTCGAATGCGCGGCGGGCAGCCTGGGGCGCGGTCTTGGAAACAGCCTTGAGGGCGTCGGGAGCGTTGCGGAACGACCGGGTTGAAGCGGCGAAGGCGATTTCGTCAGTCACTTCGTCCACGAATCCAGCCTCCTTGGCCTCGGCTCCGGTGAACCAAGTTTCGGCGTCCATCCATTTCTTGATGGTGTCGGCGTCCTTGCCGGTTTTGGCGGCGTAGGTGCCCACAAGACTGTCCCGGATCTTGTCCAGCAAGTCGGCCGTCTGGCGCATTTCGTCGGCCTCCCCAATCGCACCGCCCCAAGGGTTGTGGATCATGAAGAACCCGTTGCCAGCGATGCGGACCGTCTTTCCGGCCAGCGCGATGATCGAAGAAATCGACGCGGCAAGTCCGTCAATCTGGACGGTGACGTCCTGTCCGCGGAGGAAATTGTAAATCGCGATTCCGTCGAACACGGAACCGCCCGGCGAGTTGATGCGGAGATTGATGCGCTTCGCCCCGGTCGCCCGGACGGCGTCAATGAACGACTTAGCGTTCACTCCCCATCCCCCGATCTCGTCGTAGAGGTAGATGTCGGCTTCGTCGGCCTTCGCTTGGATGTCGAACCAGGTATTCACGGGTTGGCGGCTACGGCGTTGTTGCTCGAAAGTTCGTTCGGGTCGAGAGTCATGATCTCAGCCCGGTCCACGTTGAACTCTTGGGCAAGCTCTTGGGCATAGGCAATCTCTGCCGCCTTTTGCCGTAGCTGCTCGCGCCAGTCTTCACCCGTCTCGGCGTAGATGCTCTGAAGCGTCCTCATGCCGGTCTTGAACTCGGCAACCGCGGCGGCGGAATTGCGGCCCACGTCCACGTTGATAGACCGCGGAGCCCGAAAGGTAGACCGATACCAATCGGCGGGCGGAATACGGAGCGCGGGGTCGGTGCGGATGCCGGTCTCGATGACGTACTCGTAGACCCGGCGGAGGTGGTCAGCGATGACGGCAGACCTAGATCGGAAAAAGGCGTTGGCGATGTCCAACACCGACCGCATCGAGGTTCCCTGCATCGAGGTGGGCAGGACGATTTCCTTGGGCACCCCGATCCCGGCGCAGACCTTGGCGGTCAGGTAATCCCAATAGCCCGACGTGGCCGCGGAAGGGCGCTCGACTTGAAACTGGTTGAACTCGTCCCCGTGTTTGAGAACGGCGACCTCCCCACCGAAGACATCCTTGTAATAGTCGGCCCGTTCGACTCCGTCGGATCCGGTGACCGTGCCGCGGATGATGTCGTCGTCGGTGACCTCGCCTTCCTTGGTCTTGATGATGTTTTGGACCTTCGAGGCGGCCTTGGCGGCTTGCATCTCGAAGATTTGCAGGTCGTCGAGGTCGTGGAGGTCGTTCATTACCGGGTACAGCGCCGGAAGTCCTCGGTACTGTCCAGGGCGCCCAGGCTCAAAGACGTGGACGACGAACTGGGCCTCGACCCGCTGGAAGGTCTCTTTCCGCTTCGCGTCCTCGTTGGTGATCCAATAGGCGGTCGGGCGGCCTCGGTCGTCCACCTCGATGCCGTCGATGATCGTCCGGCCATCCTGGGTGGGAGGGTTCTTTACTCGGTGAGATTCCACCAACTGGATCCGAGGGTTGCCGGAGTCGCCTCGGGTGAGGATGACAAAGATCTCGCCATCGACGAAAAGCGCCCGGGCGATGATGCCTTGGAGGGATCCAAACGACAGCCGGGACGACAGGTCGGCGAACCGTTGCCAGTCACGCCAGTAATTGAGAGCGGCCTCGTTCCACGTTGGGCTGGACGATGACGGGAAGAACGCGAGCCCCTGTCCTACGGTGTACTGCTCGAAAAGGTCAGCGATCCGATTTACGAACGCGTTGTTGCGCTCGAAGTACCGGGACCGACGCACCAACTCGTAGCGGCTGTAGGGGTCGATGTCGAAACTGGCCGACTGGACCGAACCGTGCAGGGTCGAACGCTGCGTGGAATGGCGAGCCCCCTCGTAACGTGCGCTCGGGGCGACGACGAACCGGGTAGCGGCGGCGAGGCGTCGAAAGAGGTTCATCGGATCAGGTTCGAGAAGTCGTTTCGGAAGGACCGGATCGGCTTTAACCGGGCCATCATGTAGGCGTAGCGGGTGGCATCGGTCACGTTCCCCGCGGCAACGGCATCGTCATACAGGTCCAAGAGCCGGCTGTAAATCTCCGACATCTCGGTAGGGGTCACGCCCTCGCTTGCGTTGACCTGAAACGTCACCGACCGACCGTTGCCGGTGGTCTGCTGGAGAACCTTTCCCGACTCAAGCGCGTGGACCGCCTCGTTGTTGAGGCTGTTGAGCTTGTCCAGCAACGTGGCTCCATGGGTCACCGTCGAGTAGACGTGACGCAGGAGGCCGCGGGCGAATGCTGAGGAAACTGCCACGATTTAAGGTCCGCACGATCCGGGACCGGACGCCACCGGGGCGTTGGCCCGTCCTTGCTCATTTGCGCCCGTGCCGGCGTTCTGCCCTTGGTTGCGGGTGCCGGGTGAGCCACGCGAGAGCCTCGGTGAGTCGCGCCCGGCCCCCTGGCATTGGGAACCCTCGGGCCTTCATGGCGTAGACGTAGGACGGAGCCCGCTTGAGCATGGCGGCCAGTTCCTTGGTGGTCAGCAGGTCAGTTTGCATCGTTCGATGAGGCGGCGGTCATGCGGAGCCGGTTGAAGAAAACCGCTGCGGCCACCTGCATGACTTCGCAGTCGGCGAGGTGATTCGGCCATTTTGAGGATCTCGGAAGCCACGTCCACGTCGTTCGGCCGGTGGCGCTTGATAGGCGGGCGACCTTTTGCTCGCAGTCGAGGTGACGCCAATAATCCGGCGTGGCGACCTTTTCGGCGACCTCCCACCGGGTGCTGACCTTGCCCTTGCGTAGGCGTTCGAGGATGTCCTTGGTCACGTCGGTGCCAAACTCCAAAAGCTTGAGTTCGAGACGGCCTTGGTTGCCGGCGTTGTCGCCAACCCGCGGGTCAATTCCTCGGAGGAAGAATGGCTCGTCCACTCCGGTCTTTGGGTTGCGCCATCCCTTCCGGGGCATTCCCTTTGATGGCATCCACCCGACCCAAAGTGGCACCCGCCCGGTGCGAGCCACGAACCGCCCCCACCGGAGGCATTCGGCGTAAACCGTTGGGGCATCATAGCCCGAGTCAATGACGACGTGGACGTCCCCGACCCCGTGTTCCCGTTGTTTCTCGCGCACGTCGTGCCAAGTGTCGAGGGGTCCGGCGTCAACCGCCCGGGAGGATCCGTCTTCGTTCCATGCTCGAACCACAAACCAGAAGTGAGGGCTGGAGGCTTGGCAATCAACGGTCAAGAACTTCACGCACTTGTCCGTCAGTCCCTCGGTGCCCGACACGATGAGTTCTTCCCGTTGCCGGGGCGCGGCTTGGTTCTCCCACGGTTCGGCTAAGTTACCGTTCACGAACGACTGGAGGCCCAACAGCGATTCCTTGGCTTCGAGGAACTGCACGGCGAGGTGTCCCCAGGTGCATTTTCGATCCGGGCTGTAGAGGCTCGAAAGATGGTAGGAACGCACCCCGGGTAGCGCTCCCTTGTTCTCCGGGATCCATTGCCCATGGCGAAGTCCGGCGACCTTCTGGGCGTCGGTCATGTTGCCCTTGCAAAGCTGGCATTCGTAGCGGGCGGAGGCGCGAACCCGACCGAAGTCCCACTTGCCGTCCTCAAGCTTTGCGGTCTCGTCCCATTTGACCTGCCGCCACTCCAATCGAATCGGCTGTTTGCAATGCGGACACGGGAGGTAGAACCGACGCTGGTCCCCGCGGAGGAACCGTTGCCAGATGCGCCCGTCGGTGGTGGTCGGGGTCGATGTCAGGAACAGTTTGGACGAACTGAAGGCCTTAAGTCTCTGCTCGGCCAAGTCGAGGGCGTCGGCCTCCCGCTCGGTGGCCTGGGCGAACTTGTCCACCTCGTCAGCCACCAACACCCGGACGGGGCGGGATGCGAGGTTTGCCGGGCTGTTGCTACCCACGAACGTCAGTGTTGATCGGTCGAAGTGCTGTTCGAGGTTGGTGAGTTTGTCCCGATCCTGCGGGAAGTGCGCCACGATTGCCGGGCAGTCCTCCAACATCGGGAGCCACCGGCTTTTGGAAAACGACCGAGCGAGGTTCTCGGTGGGCATCAGCCAAAGCGCCGGACTTGGCTCGTTGTCGATGAGCCACGCAAGGCCCGCCATCAGGGTGGTCGTTTTGCTGGTCTGCGATCCCCAGCACAGAGTCATTTCGACCACCCCGGAGTCCTTCCAACACTCCAACGGCTCCCTTGTGTAGGGGCGGACGCTCGTCGAGAACGGCCCCGGGTTCTCGGTCTGCCGGGCAGTCAGTTTGAGGTTGGCCTCGGTCCACTCGACAACCGTTTGCCGCGGGGTCGGCCGGTACAGGCCGCGGCGGAACTCGAGCAAGTCACGTTGTAAGTCGGTGAGCATTAGACATTCCCAATCGGGACGGCGACTCGGGCGTTGAGCAAGTCGGCCATGCGTTTCGGTTGCAGCGAGTATTGGATGACGTGCCGACCCCACTTCCTTTCAATCGCCCGGCAGAACTTCGTTTCTGACTCGATGGTCCGGCTAGACACGATCCCGCCCGCATTGTCCCCGTGTTCGCAGACGTAGGCGTACTTATTGAGTCGGAGAATCTTTCGCTCTTTGTTCAACACCTGGAGCGCGAAGTCGTAGTCGTCCTTAGATCCCATCCTTTCGTCGTTGAGGTATCGGTGCGCCAAGTGCCCGGTGAACGGCCCCAACACCGGAGCGGACAGCGAGAACGGCTTGAACTGTTTGTAGATGCGCCCGTCCTCGTTGAGGTTGAGACCCCACAAAACGCAGCCGAACTGGTGGGCGAGGTTGAACCCGCGGACGATTAAGTCGTCGGCTTCCTCCGGGGTGAGCATTATTTTCTGGTCGCTCTTGCCTGTCCACCGGCCCCGCTTGTAGACGCCTTCGGTATGGCAAAGACCGCTCACGTCGTCGTCGATCATGAGCAACGGCCGCGGGATATTTCGGAGGATCCAGTTCCGTTTTCGGGCGATGTTACCGTCGGCCGAGTCCGGGATCGCCAACACCCGGGACGCACCGACCACGTTGGCGTAGTCCTTCGCCTGGGATTCCGGGACGCAGTACCGGGCAGACCGGAAATAGTCTCGGCCGGGCAGACGATCCGGGTGAGCCCGACGAAACGACGGGATGATGACGGAGACGGTGGGATCTTTCATGCGATGCGGTTGAGCCACTCGGACCCGCGAATCACTCGGCCGATGCCGGTCGGTTGACCCTTCCTCGGGATCAAATCCTTGACCTCCTTGAGTCCGAACTTTTCTTGCGCCACCTGCCAGTCCAATGGGTTGTCGAAGTACAAAACAACGTAGTTGTGAGCGTGGAGCAACTCCTCGGAGAACTCGACTTCCGGGGCGGGCTCCTCCGGGTCGGTGTCTTCGACGGTGTCCCCCATGATTTCGGCGAGTTCCTCCGGGCTGAACCCGGTCAGGCTCATGTCGAACCCGACCGCCTCGAGGCCTTTTAATTCCGCGGCGAGGGTGTCCATGTTCCACCCCGCATTGAGCGCCAACTTGTTGTCGGCCAGACAATAGGCCCGGACTTGATCCTCGGTGAGGTGTTCGAGTCGGATGCAAGGCACCTCTTCCAATCCAAGCGACCGGGCGGCCTCCACTCGACCGTGACCGGCCACGATGGTCCCCCGCTTGTCGATCAACACCGGGTTGGTGAAACCAAACTCCACCATGGAAGCGGCGATCTGGGCGACCTGTTCCGGCGAATGGGTCCGGGCGTTGCTGTCGTAAGCTTTCAGTTTCCCGAGTGGGACGTTTTCGATGGTTGGCTTGGTCTTCATTTCCAGGGATCGGTTTGTTGCAAGGTGGCGAGGGCGACTTCCTGAACCCAGCGGTCCAGTTCTTTCTCTGCGTGTTCGGGGTCGTGAGGGGCAATACGCCCGGCGAGTTGCTTGGGCATTGCTCGGAGCAAGGTGGCGACTGCTCCGTCGTGTTCGGTCATGGCCTTGCGGACCCAGTCACCGGAAACAAGGTGCCGTTCCCGTTCGGCCAGCGCGAGAACTTCCTCCCGGGCTGCGGTAAGGTTCCGGGCGGCGAGGTTGTGTATCTGAACAAGGCGGCCGGCGTCGGGTTGCCCTGCCTTCAACGCCCGGACGGATAGGGCATAAGCGGCTTTCTCAATGCCTTTCTGCCGTTCATAGGAGCCCGCCGGGGTGTCGGCCGAGATCAACGCGGGGTCGGTAGGCGCCTGGGCCTCGGGCGGCCGGTACGGTCCCGGCTCCGCGGATGATCCCGAAGCGGCTTTCGGGATGATCGGCGCGGCCGGTTTGCCCTTGGCCCCTGCGGTGGGTCGCGCTCGGGTAGACATCCCCCGCCACTTGTCGGCGGCCTCCCGGGAAGCGAGGGGCATTCCGGCTTTGACCAACTGGGAGACCCGACCCTTGGTCAGCCCGGTGGCCCTTGCGTAATCGGCTTGGGTCATCGGAGGCTTTCAGGAAGGTTCTCGGGCTTCTCGCCCATGATCTCCCGGAGTCCACGGGCGATGGTGGCCCGCTTCGGATCCCGCGGGTGGGCGTCTGCGGTTTGGCTCTCGGCGAACTGTTCCGGGG